ATGCATCAGCAGTCATTTTATAATGTTTTTCAAGATTTTCAATACCATTATTTGTATACATCAATCAATAATCCTTTTAAGGTTATACTAAAATATCTTTCCAAGAAGTAGTGTCTTCATTCCAGTTATATAGTGTTCCCATTCCAGACCCATTTCCATCTGGGTAAGGAATAGGTGGAGTCCATTCTCCGTCATCTCCAATAATCCAAGATGGATAGGGAGGAATTTTTGTATATGCAGTAATATCTATATCACCTGTTGTCTGAATATTATCAGTAAGATAAGAAGGACTAACAAATTCAAGTTCATAGATTTTTTCAACATCTGCCACTTCTTCTAAGTCGAAAATATTACCTCTAAGAAGTGATAATAACTTTCTATCTAAAAGTATTCCATCATGTTCTACAAAATCTGTAGAATCATCTTCCATAAGAATTACTGTGTAACTACGAATTTGTTCTATAGAAATTTTTATTTTAACAACATCCATTTATTTGTAAATCCTTTATACGTCTGGAAGTAGAGCTATTTTATTTCCATAGGAATATTCATCATTAAAATCAGTATCAAACCCCATAAGTTTCATTCGAGTAACATCAACACCATGATCATCAATAAGTTCATCTACAAGTTTATCAACAAAAGTAAACAACATAGTAGTATCCCAAGAATCGGTTTCTATTTCACTTTGAAGATAATCTCGTAGCAACATAATTATTTTAGATGGATTTACACCAACCTGCTCAAGATACTCTTGCTCACCTTTGGTAATAGTTCCTGATTGCCTCATGTCCCGGATACATTGAACAAGAGACCTTTTCAAATGATTCTTTGATTCCTCTTTTTCAAAATCTGCTTCAGAAAATCCACTTACTTTGGATTTCAACTGCTCATACATATCATTCAGTGCAAGAACATCTTTCATTGCACCTTCAATATATGACATACCTTCTGCTAGTTGTTCCTTTTTCTGAGCAAGTTTAATCTTAGCATCAACCTCATCCCAATATTCGATATTAGGATCAGACAATTTTTCCTCAAGTTTTTTAATTTTGACTTCTGTTTTTACATGTCTCCATTTAGCTTCATTCAAAGCAGACTTCTTTGAAGCGATTTCACCTGCTATTTGCCTCATATTCTTGTAAGGAGAATGATAAGAAAGGTTAATATGTTTCCAGTCCCATTGAGAGTGAGAATGGTTCCAAATGTTTTGAAGTTCACCAACATTTTGAAGAGCAACATCAACTTTTTTAGTATTTTCTAAAAGAGTATTATCACCAAAACTTGCAATATCTCCTACTGTCCCATGACCAAAAACCAAAGACATAGGAACTGATAGTTGCTCTTGTGTAGCAATATCAGTGTTTTTACGAATTTCTTCAAAAACAGCAACTTGTGTTTCTTTTTTTTCACTCATTATATTTTTACCTTTTATATAATATATTGTTTAATTTTGTTGACCTGATGTCTCATGTTTTCCAGCAGCCAAAGTGCCTACGGAAGTGGCATTTGTATCTGTTGCAAAAGGAAATTTATCAATCATGTTTCTTCCCGGATTACCACCTGAAGTATAACCAGATACAGTAGACGATTGACCTGATACATATTCCCTAGCATAAGGAATCAAATCACCTACAAAAGTAGCATTAGTATCAGTCGCAAAAGGAAATTTGTCGATTCTGTATATAAGAGGCCCGGGATAATCACCACCTGAAGCATAACCAGATACATCAGACGATTGACCTGCTACACCTACTCTCCCAACACCCAAATCTCCTACATCAGTTGCAGGTCCGCCTGACGCAAAGGGGAATTTGTCGATTTCATTTGCGCCACCACCACCACCACCTGAAGTATAACCATGTGTAGTAGAAGATTCTCCTGCTGCCCAACCCCTTTGAAATCCAGTTATATTACCTACGCCAGTGGCATTTGTATCTGTTGCAAAAGGGAATTCGTCTATTGTATATCTAGGGTGTTCACCACCTGATGCATAACCATGTGTAGTTGACGATTGACCTGCTGTACCAGTTCTAGGTGTGGTGGTTAGATTTCCTACTAAAGTAGTAGGTCCGCCTGACGCAAAGGAGAATTTGTAAATTTCAGACTGCGGATATCCACCTGAAGAATAACCATGTGTAGCAGAAGATTGACCTGATGCAGCAGCTTTATAATAAGGAAAATTGGCAAAATTATTGGTGGCAGGTGTATCTGTTGCAAAAGGAAATCTCTGAACTGAGGTTGTAAGCGGTTGACCACTTGATGCATAACCAGCTACAAATCCTTGTGCTTGTGTTCCTTTAACAACCCTATATACAAATCTAGGAGATACTTTAGAATAAACAGGACTTGATACACCAACACCAATTGGTCCTTCTGGTGCATCTAATTTATATGATGACGGGGCGCCTCCTGCCTCACTAGAAGGGACTGACTTTCTTGTTCTAAATCTTAACCTAGAACCAATATTTCTGGTTTGAATACCAGTTCCAGCATCAGAATCACCAAATTCTAACGCACTATCTGCTAATCTAGCCCCTTTAATTCCTTGCCAAAGTCTCTGACCACCGATAATATCAATTTCATTATCACCACCTGCGGTGGATAATCTAGGGTCTCCATAAGGGATACTATCAAGCAAATTTAGATAATGTAAAACCCCATTTTCATCTTCTAATGCATATTCATAATCATTTTCTGTGGCAGAATCAAGAATTTGAACAGAATGAATTTCATCTGTCTCTGCCCCAGCATCAACATTAAAGAAATGCAATAGGTCTTGTTGATTCTGAATAGGTGTTTGTAGATTAACAGTTATTCTAGAACTCGTGGTAAATGGAATTGGTCCCGTTGCATATTTTGTGAGAAAATCAAATCCAGTGGGAGTTGCCTCTACTGTTAAACTAGAATCTCCACCTTCAAACTGATCAACACTATCAAAGTTGATAAAACTATTACCACCATCCCTAGAAATGGTTAAGATACCACCAGTGGTCAATGCTCCTGTAGAGGCAATCAATTGGTCCTGATCGGCAATAGCAGAAGGACTAATACTAGAAGCAGTAATATTACTACCCGGAAAGTTTTGTACAGTCTTTACAAAATCAGAGTCAGCACCTAATGCATCCCGTGCGGAATCAGTTAAGTCCCCTTCTTGGATCGACTTATTACCAATAATTACTTTTTGATTTACAAATCTGCTATTACGTCTTGCCATTAATTATCTGCCTCTATTTTTAACTATATTTATATACTGTCACCCTCACCCGGAATTAGGATCGTTTCAACAAATCCATAATCACTATCTGGATGGGCATCTAATGGTTCAGGTTGCACAATAATACGTTCAAACAAGTTATCCGAATCTGTAAGACTATAAGAACCTATTGTTGGAACATCAGGGTCTCTAAAATCAACAATTGCCTTACGGATAATAGAACTATCAGAAATAGGTCCATAGAAACTTGTTTTTACTTCAAAATCTAATGTATATATGATAGTTCTTCTATTCTCTAATTGTCCTTCATAATCATCAGTATAAGAAATACCAATTAAAGAAATAGGAATATCTTCAGTTACATCTGGGTAATCACTAAACTGCTTCATTGTTACAGTATAGGATGGATTGAAGAAAGGTAAAATCTGCTCTAGTATTTGAACAGCATCTTCATTTGTCTTTGATAGAATGTTCAGCTGAAAGTTAAGAATATAAGGAACAGAAGTAAAGAACTTTGTTCTTCTTGTTCTATCATTAGTAATATTTTTAGTAAAGTTATTTACTTTTGGTAACTGCCTAGTAGGGTCAAAATACATAGCACTAATCTCAAAAGACATTCTAGGAAGTCTCAGTGCTACTTTAGCATCGTCCATACTAGCAGTTTCTCTAATACGATCTAAGAACTTTTGCTTAGGTGCATAGGACAATGGCACCTTTAATTGACTGATAGACTCTCCAGAAGCATTTGTGCGGATGACATGTAGGTTATTGAACAACGCACCAAACGTTGCAACTACCTTTCTTGTCTTTTCGTGGTAAAAGTGTGTTCCAAACATTATGATGGTTCTCCAAATGGATTGCCTTCACTGAAGTCTAGAATATCATCAGCAAAGTTCTCAAAGTCATCATTCTGTGCATTATCTTGCTGTAATAGATTATCTCCTACAGAAGCAACAGTGCGAGTAATATTACTTGACAATCCTAAAATTGTTCCTGTCGTAAACTCTCTAAACAGACCATCAGGTGTAGAGATATGTGTTACTGATAATTTATCACTATCAGCATTCCAGTCTACAATCTCAGCCTCTACAATCTTACCACTACTATAAACTTGCCTAATTGTTTCTCCAATTTGGAAATCTACACCAGCACCCGGAGAAAGATTGAGAATAGTTGCAGCACCAAGCACTTCTACATCATCTACAATTTCAACAGAAGTATCAAAGTCTTCATCAGAGAATTCAAAGAGTTCAACTTCCATTCTATATGTCGGAAGGTCAGACATTTGATAGAAAGGTCTATCGTCAATCACTCGCATGATTTCAAAGATTTGATTTGAAAGTGTAAGGTAAATTAAGTCACCTTCTTGTGGTCTATCATAGTCTACATGCTGTCCAACTTCACGATTCCATCTTCTGCGAGAAACATGCAGTGTAGCTCTGTCTCTAATCTCTACACCAAACTTTGTAAAGAGTTCTTGGTCCCCGTCAAATCCATCTAGGTTCTCTAGATACATTTCAATTTGATATGCTCTATCAAACCGAGAAACTACATCTTCACCAAAGATACGATCTTCATTAACCAGTGTGCGAGGAATATACTGAACTTCTTGACCATAGATTTGCATGGATTCAATAATAATATTTTCATACAAATCCTGTTCAGATTGTACTGTTTGCGAAATGTATATGTTTCTCATAACTTACCCTACAAAAAAGTCAACAGGGAGTTCGTAGTTTGACCTAACTTTCTCTTCTAATCGTTCCAATTCTTGAGTAGCTTCTTCATAGATAATACGTCCATTCAAAGTCACTCCACCGGGAAGTTGCATACCTTCAAACTTACTTAGGTTTGCTCCCCACTGTTGCTTAATTAATTGTGTCAGGTAGTCTTTTAAGAAAATATCATTATACACGTCTGTATGCGTCTCTCCATCCACTGTAGACCATACTTCTAATACAATATACTCACCTTCATTTATATTCTGTGTTTCAAAATCTCCGTGAATATATACACGGTTCTGCAACCGATTGAAAGTGATTAGAGGATACCCATTAAGTTTCATATCAATGAGAGAAACATACTGCCGCATTTGCTCATAATAAGCAATGCCACCAATAAATGTATTTAAATCATAAAGATCATTCAAAGAGAACTGGTATTTGAAGTCAAAAAAGTTGCTAGAAGAAATACCTGATGCGTTGATAGGAATTAATCTTTTAACAAATACAATATTATCAGAAACTTCAATATATCCATTACTGATATCATCAGAAGTAACCTGATGCTTTAGATAAGTTTTAACTACAGCATCAGAGTTATACTCCTGAAAGAATTGTAAAGCATCGTCTAATCGGTCCTCCAGTTGTTGTTCATCAATATTAATTTCAATAACTGGAGCGCCGAGTTTTCTTAGACAATGATTTATTAATTCAACTCTTGAGGATGGACTAGCCATTCATTTCTTCCAACTTTGCTTTAACTTCATTAAGTTCTTGTTTCAACTCTTGCACTGCTTTCACCAGTACAGGAATTACTGCATCTGGTTTCAGCATCATTGTCTGTTCTTCATTATCCTTAGTCCATACAGACTGAGGAATAATCTCACCAATCTCTTGTGCAATGAAACCAAGTTGTTCGCCTTGCATTGCTTTGTTATCTGGAGAGATAAACTCAAAGCTTACAGGGTTCAACTGCTGAATAGTTCCAGTTGCATCCATAGTCAAAGTATTCACGTTCTGCTTATATCTAGCATCCGAGAGAACACCTTGTGCTTCTGAGTCAGCAAGAGTGATTACTGTCTGATCAACTGGTGTTCCAACAAAAATGTCAAGAGTATTAGAGTCAAGAGCATAGTAGAGAGGTTGGAAGATACCACTATCAGCAGCAGGAGCAGATGTTACGGTTCCACCAGCAGTTCCAGCAAGGTAGTAGTAAGAGTGTGGAGTTAAGTTTAACCCATGACCACTTACATCAAAGATACCAGAGGAAGCAACACTAATACCTACACCTGCCTGAATATCTGTTACAATATGAGAAGCAACATTATCACCAGTAGAGTCATAGTCAGCACCTGTCCACTTAGAAGTTGCTGTGTTATAGAAGACTGGAGAACCAACTACTAAACCACCTTCTCTCTGTGCAGAGTCATAGAAGAACCCTTCATCATAATTACCATCAACATAGATATTACCGACCATTGCTGCATGAGAAGTGCAGTAATATCTAAGTTTATTAGGTGCATCCATTGGGACAGTAAAGTCATAAATGTAAGGACCAGTGCCACCAATTTGACCGATTGCATTCCATCCAGAAGTGTAAGCATCATTATTATTAGCATCAGCATCTGCATTTCCAATTGCAAATGGATGCACACCACCATTTGTAACCTTAAATCTGTAGGTCTTACCTCTAGTTAAGAACAGATCAGGGTTATTGTTTGCTTGTGTTGGGAAACCATCACCTGTAAAGTGGTAATAATCAGAACCACTATTACCTACAGTAATAATCGTTTCTGCTGGTCTCTTTAACTCAATATAGTCAGAGTCGATATTGGCAAGTGCATCTACAAAACCATTAATATCACTTGTTGTTAATTGAGGAATAAGGTCAGAGTCAAATGCTGCACCACCAAACTTAATGTCTGGTGCTTCTAATAAAGGAATGCGAGCAGAGTCGATAGTTCCTGTAAGTGCTGATGCATTAAGATCAGTCAATCCACTACCATTACCAGTAAAGGTGCTTGATCCAATATTAACATTACCGAATCCACTAGTAATACTACCAGAGTTTAATGCCCCTGTTCCTGTAATATCGCCTTGATGCTGTGTAATGTTCGATGAAGCAATACGAGCATCAGCGAATGTACCAGAAGTAATATCACTTGTGCTTAAAGAAGGAATAAGGTCAGAGTCCCAATTTGTAGCAGAGGCATCCAAACCATTAATAAACGAAAGTGTTACTTTATCATCAATTGCAGAGTCTGCTCTAGCAGTTGTGTAGTAAAGGTTAGTAGAACCTTCAGGTAGCACATCTGTAGTTTCACTTGTAGATGCTACAATAGTAGTAATACCAACATCTGTACCTGTTGTACCTAAAGAAATTTGATCTGTAGTGATTGCATTATTTGCAATAGTAAGTTCGTTATTACCACCATCAACGAATAACATATGAGTGCTGCCATTAGACTCAACGCGGAAGTCTGAATCTATACTTGATTCATTAAAAACTACACCAGTGTTGTTAATTAACATTCTTGTTTGCAA